TTCCTTTCAGATCGATGAAATATTTTCTATACATAAAAACTCACAAACAGACAGGAATGAAGTATCTTGGCCAAACTAAACGTGATTCTTTTACTTATCCTGGTTCTGGACAAGAATGGTTGAAACATCTTAAAGAGCATGGTAAAGATGTTTACACTGAAATTTTAGGAGAATTTGATAGTATTCAAGAATTAGAAAAAATGGGTAGATATTATTCTTTACTTTGGAATATTGTAGAATCTTCAGAATGGGCTAATTTGATGATTGAGACTGGCCACGGAAAAGGTTGGACTAAAGGCAAAAAGCGATCCGAAACTACAAAAGAAAAAATGAAGAAGTCGTGGGAAAATAGAACACATTCATTAGATCATCTTGTTGGTAATTTTGTTGGGCGTAAACATACAGAAGAATCTAAACAAAAAATGAGTTTAGCCCGTTTAGGAAAAAAATTGCCAAAAAGAACTAAAGCTTGGCCTCCTCAATCTGAAGAAACTAAAAAGAAAAGATCTGAAGCAATGAAGAAACCATGGTCTCCAGCTCGCTGGGCATCTTATAAGCGCAAATATGCCATAAATATAGAAAAGGAGCCATTAGATGAAATCGCTTGAAAACACAATTCGCCAAGTAATGGCGCGACAGGCACCAGCTACAGAAGCAACGCCGTCACTTGCATCAACTATCCGTAATATGCGTACAGAGCAGCGTACAGCTCCGCAGATTGCTATTCCAGAACAGGTTGCATCTGCAGCTAGCGAATTGTACGAGCCAGGTTTTGATGAAGTTCCTGCGGATGCAGTTCCTATCATTGGAAAAGCTCCATCACTAGTTGAAGCTGCTACAGTAGCACAGTCATCCAAAGCATTTTCAAAGACTGAAAAAGACAAAATAAGAACTGCTCGAGACAAAGGTACTCGTTGTGAAGGTCAGAAACTTGGTCCAGACAGCAAAACCAGACCAAAAGATGTCAAAAATGAAGAATTCGTTGTCCAAACTGAAGCATTCGTAGAATTGCTTACAGCCTTCAATGTTCCACCAGAAGTTATCGGCGGTATTCTTGAAGCGCATGGCGTATTCTTGAAGGGCGGTTCTATTGGTTCCCAAGGCGGTGATAAGCCAGTTTCAAAGCATGCAACACCTGAAGAAGCAAAAGAAAAAGCTGGTCGAATGAACAAGATTCTTTCCAAAGGTGAAAAGCAGTATTATGGCATGAAATATCATGTCAAGCCAATCAAGGAAGAAGTTGATCCTCCAGTTCTTGATTACAAGGACGCAATGGAAGTTCTTGCTGGTAAGAAAATGCCTGATCCAAATAAAGGTGATGAAGATCAACCAAAGTGGAAGAATATGGCAGAATATCTTGCCTACGCTCGCAACAAGCGTGCAGAATATCAAAAGAAAATGATTGATAATGCGTAAACCAAAGAAGAAGAAAACTCCTGAAGTCGTAGTCAATCCAGAATTGATTATGCCAGTCAAAGTAAAAGGTCTACAGGCTGAAGGTGTTGTCGCAAAGACAGCAGGAGTTGTAGCTTGGTTAGTAGGTCGCGCAGCCCGCAAATATGCTGAAGCTGCAGCTGAAGGTATCGGCATTAAAGTAAATAAGAAGACAAAAAAGAAAAAGAAACTCAAAGAAGAATCTGTAGATGCTATTTCTGCTGTTAAGAAACAGCCTGCTACTTCTGGTCTTGGTATCAAGAAGAAGAAGTCAAAGAAGCAGCCACTCTCTATTGATGAACTTTATGGTAAGGGATCAATTGATACCATTGGAAAGTATCATGCAGCGCGTTCGTCTAAAGGTGCTCCAAATTCTTTACATCATGCTATAAACCGCAATCGAGCAGCTCGTCTCCGTGATATTCACAAAGGCACTGGTCCACTTGGAAAGACAACAATGAAAAATCGTATGCAATATGCTACTAACGATTCAAAGCAGGCTAAGAAACTCAAGTCTATGTCTGAAGCAATGGGTTTCAAGCCTATGAATCCTCAAAAGAAAATTGAGGACATGACTCCAGATGAGCACTTGAAACATATCAAACAACACGCTGATGGTGCCCGTAAATTTGGTAAGACTCTTTTGGGTCAAATGCATGGTCGCCACGCAGGACGCCATCTTCACCATTTCCTTAACAAGGATAAGTCTCGTGAAGGTGCGCTGAAGGCTATGGCTGCACTCAAAGAAGATTATGATTACTACATGTCCATGATTGGTCAGACAGAACAGACCTTTGAAGAAGGTTGGGGAAAGTCTAAGACTGGTGGATACACTGCATTCGCCTCGGATATGAAAGCACACAAAGGACCAATTCGTTGTCCAAAGTGCCGTTCAGAAATACATTTGGGCATTGCAAAGCCACATCGTGACCGCGACAATGATGTAACTCATCACACTGCAACTTGTCACAAGTGCAAAGCCGGTTTAACTATCTTCAATGATGGTTGGGAACCTGAAGCAGAACTGACTGAACTTTCCAAGCGTACCCTTGGAAGCTATATCAAAAAAGCACACGTATCTGGGACTGGGGCAGCAGCTGAAGCTGAAGAAGCGCATCAAAATAAAAATTATAGTCAAATGAGATGGGCACATAAAACTAGCGAAAAGCGTGAACAAGGTATTAAGAAAGCTGTTAGAAAGCTAACAAAAGAAGAAACTATTTCAGAAGCTCACAAAGTTGGCGACATTGTAAAGCCTAAAACTGGTCCTCATAAAGGTGTTGACCACAAGGTTATTCACGTCCATGATGATGGCTCTTATAACATCAAACCTGATCGTCTTCCTGCAAGTCGTATTAAGTATCGTCTCGGCGCTGTAAGAGCAACTCATGATCAGCTTCAAGAAGATATTATAAAGAAACCACGTGTTCGTTGGTTTAATCAACAAGCAGGATCAGCTGCTCACAAGCAGGCTGTAAAACGCAGACATCCAGTTCAGGAAGAAACTCTTGATGAAATCTCAAAGCGTAAAGCAATTCTTTATGCAGTAAAAGCCGGTGAAGAAAAACAATCTACTGGAAAGAAGCTTCTTCAACGAATGAAGGGCGTTAAACTAGCAGACAAAAAGCTTTATGGCCAAGCAAAAGTACAAGCAAAATAAGAGGATAATATGAAAACCCTAGAACAAGTACTTGAGATCTCTCAGGAAAAACTAAAGCGATATATTCCGGCTGCTCAAGCATCCTCGAAAGCGCTTCATGCAAAGTCAAATCAGCAATCAAAGGACTCTATGGGTTCTGGAACTTATGACCGAGCATCTGGTAAAGTAACAATTACCAAACCGACAAATCCAGCACTTGGTGCAGCAGCTGTAAAGTCGGGTGCAAAGTCATCTGATCGTGAATATCAGGTCTCGAAGGCAAAGTCTAAGTTGAAGGAAGAGTCCCTTGAAGAGGCAAAGCGCGGCCGTCCTCGCAAGGTTCCAGATGCTGAAGGAAACGAGCATATCAACATGCAGCTCCGTAAGGTCATCTCCCTTCGTGGAAAGTACAAGGTAACCTTCGGTGATGGTTCTAAGCACGACATTCATCCAAACACTGCCCACAAAGCACTTGGAATGCATGACACTATGAGAACCTCAATTGAGAAGGGTGCATTTGCAAAGCGCCTTTCACATTCGCACAGTTCATTCCAAGATGCTGTAGCCGGTAAGCCAGCACCAGCCAAGAAACCAAAAATTACCTTGTCTCCCGGCTTCGGACATGGTCTCAACAAGTAAGCATAAATAGACCAAACCCGCTAAAGAAGGAAAAACAATGTCACTATACGGAAATAAAGATGCGGTTTCCAACACTTCTCAAGAGTGGACTGCAGGCTTCAAAAGGAAGGCTAACACTACCACTCGTGGTACCTTCTATGGCAACAACACTGTAGGCGCTAGAGCTGCTACAACCATGAAGGTTGGTGCATTTGCCGTTGCACAGACTCAGATTCAAAAGCAGGGTCAGACTAAGGTTCTGTCTGTTGCTGTTGCTACCGGCGTCAGTGCAAACTCAGGTGCAAACTATACTAACGGTGATGTTGTCACTCTTGGTACTGGTGTAGCAACTACCAACGCGACATTCACTGTTACAACTGGTGCTGCAAACAATTCTGTTGCATCTCTTACACTAACTACCAACGGTGTTTATACTACACTTCCAACCACACCAACATCAAATACTACAAAGGTAACTTCGACCAACCCAGCAGCAAACGGTCTTGTTGTTTCGATCACTGTAGGACGTATTTTTGAAGGTTCGAAAGTTCCTCATGCTGGTTGGAACATCCGTAAGGAAGGTACTGGCGGCCGTGTAGGACGCGTTCAATATGAAACTTTGGTTGCCGGCGGAATCTCCGGTGCATCAAACACCAACTCAGTTACCTACCTAGGTTAATAAGTGGCAAATACAGGTCTCAAAGTTGCAAATCTCGGCGTAGTCACTTCCATGACTACTGCCGATTTTTCTGTAATCTCAACCGCTAATGGCTCAGTTCGAAGAGTGCCAGGAGCGAACTCATTCGTAATGAAAAATCTTACCCCCGCGGATTCTTCGTCAGCAGCTTATGCTGGTCAAATGTGGTTTGATAATAATTATCTCTATGTCGCTGTAGCTGACAATGTTATCAAAAGGATTTCTCTAGTCAGTTTTTAATTGAGTGATCCTATATGTATGAACTTTTGACTAACGATAATTTCCTTCTATTTTGTGCTAAATACTATGACAATCATCAATGTCATAGCACTGTAGAATTCTATGAAGATCTGAAGCGTTTCAAGTATATCAAGAAACTTCTCACACGCTATGTTCAAACAGGCGAACTTAAAGAACGCTTGATTCTAAATCACTTTGTAGTTTTGAAGAATGTATTTGGTCCAGAGCCTCTTGTAAGACTATGTTTTCTCAAGATGCTGGATCAGATGAAATATGTCAAGCCATTTTTAGTTATGCTAGACATCCTTCCAGAAAATGTCTGGAATGTAAATAAAGAAGGTGTCATTAAGACTGATATGTTCCCGATGGATGAACATATAGTCTCTAAACTAAGGCTCATCTAAATGAAGAAGTATAAGCAATTTGTTGAAGATACTTTTGCAGCACCTATGGCTGCGAATGCTGTTGCTTCAGGTGGCGTTGCAGCCTTTGATCCAATTCTTAAAAAGAAGAAATCTATTGCTTCTCTTTTAACTCGTCAAGTTTTGGCAAAGGGAATAGCGCGTCGTCAAAAACAGGCTCAATCACCATCTTAATTGACGCTGTATTGATGATGTAAGGAAAGTAAACCTGGAACGGATTACAGGTTACAGAAATTGTAGAAAATAACTCATACTTACCAGGAAGAACGCTGTAAGGAATCAGAACAACATTATTAATTCGAAGAGGTGCAGCCTTTGGATAAGTTCGTCGAACAGATGAATTTAGATTGTACTCAAAATCATACTCAATGTTCTTCAAGATACGTGTTATAATCAGCGTGCATGATTCTTTACGAAGAGAATTAGTTGAAATAGTCAACTGATCACCTGGCTGAAAAATCCAATATCCATCAACCATTTTTGGCTTGAACTCAGTAATACCGCGAACTGCTCTGTTTTCAAGCACATATTCGCTAATCACAATTGGAGTATGAGTTGCTGAAACAAATCCCCAATATCCTACTAGACCAAGCAAGCCATAAAGTGGCATCAAGATAAGCCAAGGAAGAATAATTTTCAAATTAGAAAGATGCTGTTTCATTTAGTGCGTCTGTACTGTTGCTGGGGATACTTTAGTCTCACTCGAAAAATTATTTGACTTGACTACTAGAACCATAAAGGCACCTAACACTGTAATAAGAATAAAACTTACAGCGCCGTAAACAAGCTTTTTAACAGGCTCGTACTCTAGCTTAGAGACGAAATTTTCTTCCATCCGCTCTTCATATTTATCAAATGTGTCAATAAGTCGATCGATATTCTTCTGAATCGAAGAAATTTTATCGTCAATTGATTTTACTTTTTCGTCTAAACGTGCCAATTGACCCTCGAATCTTGAGTTATCGCTATTTGTATATCGATCTCCAGTCATTGAGCTTCTTCTTGTTATTTGGTGAGCTTTCTTATGTGGTATTTATATTATTTGGATCTATCAATATAGGTTGACATTCTGAGAGTTCCATTGTAAAATAAATTTTAGCAAAGTTTAGTGTCTAAGTGCACATAATGGAACTCTGTGGGTTAAATATAGGATCGAATGACAATCAAGAAAATGGAGACGCGGATGTTTGCACCGACACAGGATGCTATGGCCGACTATGTAGAAAAAATGGCCACTGAAACCCTCAACCCAAAGTATAGGGAACTTTATCCTGGAATGGGACAAGCAGTTGCAGAACGGACAGTTTTACGTAAGAAAGGCGATAATTGGGAAACTTGGGGTGATGTATCTCAGCGCGTAGCACTTGGAAACACTCTACTTGACAACAGAGGAAACGTATGGGATGAGTATCGACGCCTACAAGGTCATATTGCAAAAGCTAGCATTCTCATGTCTGGTCGTCATCTACAACACGGTGATGTTACCCAACCTACCCGCAATAAAGAAGTTTTTACAAACTGTTCAACAGCTGCCACGTCGTTCCTTAGCTTTTACTTACTTCTTAATGGATCCGGTGTTGGACGCTGTTACGACGATGATCTTATTGTCTGTGATTGGGATAATGCACCGACTCTAAGAGTTGTGCTATCTCACGATCACAAAGACTATAACTATTCCGCCGACGAATCTGTACGAGATGCAGAGCACAAATACGGCAAAGATTCCAAAAATGTAATGTGGTTTAAAGTTCCTGACAGCCGTGAAGGTTGGGGTCAGGCTCTTGAAGTGTGGGAAAATGCTGCCTTCGAGAAGGTCCACAAAGACAAGATGCTCATTCTTGACTTCTCTGACGTGCGTCCTCGGGGCGCATTGATTGGTGGAATGCAAGATCGTCCTGCATCTGGTCCTGTTCCGTTGATGAATGCGTTTCGCAAGGCTGCTTCTCTTAAGGGTTCAGGTCTTGCACCATGGAAGCAGGCAATGTATGTCGATCACTACTTCTCTGAGTGTGTGCTCGTTGGTGGTGCTCGTCGCGCCGCTCGTATGTCAACTAAGTTCTGGAAGGACAAAGACATTCTTGACTTCATTCGCATCAAGCGTCCGATTGAGTTCAATAAGCTTTCTGTAGAAGAAGTTGCAGAGTTCCGCTCAAACAATCCTGGTATTTTTGGATTTCTTTGGTCATCCAATAACTCTGTCTGCGTTGATGATGAGTTCTGGGAATTGCTTGAGATCAAGCGAACCGACGAGCGTTTTAAGGATGATGATGCAAAGCTTGCTCGCAAAATCATGAAAGAAATTGAGGGTTGTTCGTATGGCGACGGTACTGGTGAACCTGGCCTTATCAATGTTGATAAGCTTAAGCGTAATGACAGCGGTTGGAACGAGCTTATTACTCATTCTTTTGTTGGTTCGAAGAAGTATGCGATCCGTGAAGACACTGAGCTTATGCTTACTAAAATTGCACGCAAAGCTAAGAAAAAAACTTACAACATGATCGTAAATCCATGCGGTGAGATTGCTCTCAACGTCATGGGTGGTTATTGTGTTATTGCTGATGTGGTTCCATATCACTGTGAAACTCTTGAAGATGCAGAAGATGCTTTCCGAACTGCAACTCGAGCTCTTATTCGTACCAACACTATGGATTGTCTATACAAGGCTGAGTCTGTACGAACAAATCGTATTGGTGTTGGTATCACTGGCGTCCATGAATTTGCATGGAAATTCTTTCAGGTAGGTTTCAAAGATCTTATCAAGCCTGACTTCGAAGGATTGGCTGCTGTTGATGATCCGAACACTAATTGGTTTGGTGCAACAGGAAATCGTTCTCCAGCTATTCGTGCTGCCCGCTTCTGGAAAGTGCTTGAAAAGTTCCGTGATGTGGTCATTGATGAAGCAACCAAGTATTCAAAGGAACTTGGTGTAACAGTTCCTCACACTATGCTGACCATCAAACCAGCAGGTACAACTTCAAAATTGTTTGGTCTCACTGAAGGATGGCATTTGCCTTCGATGGCTTTCTATCTTCGTTGGGTTCAATTCCGATATGATGATCCTTTGGTTGTCAAGTATCTCAACGCTGGTTATCCTGTACGTGAACTTACCACATATGAAGGAACTTATATTGTTGGATTCCCAACAGCTCCTGTTCTCGCTCAAATCATTGAAGAACAACATCTTGTGACTGCAGGTGAAGCAACTCCAGAGGAACAATACACTTGGTTGCTGCTTGGTGAAAAGCATTGGCTTGGCGATAAGTATGACAACCAGATTTCATATACCCTTAAGTACGATCCGGCTAAGGTAGATTTGAAGCACTTCTCAGAGATGCTCAGAAAGTATCAGCGAACGATCAAATGTTGTTCTGTTATGCCTCAAACCAACGATTCTTCGTATGAATACCTTCCAGAAGAGGCAATTACGAAGGCTAAATTTGAGGAAATAAGCCACACTATTCAGAAGGTGCTGGCTGAAGAGGTTGACAAGACTCATATTGACTGTGACTCGGGTGCATGTCCTATTGACTTTAAGGAAAGACTTGCGGCATAAATAGGAGGCACAAGAAAGGACGATCATGATAAACATTGAACATATCCAACGCGTGGAACTTAGAATCGTCGAACATCTTGCTGCAACTCATGAACGGTTCAACCAAATAGAAAAGGTACTATTAGCCATGGCAATTGATCTATCGGTACTTGTCGACGAAGTCGCCAAAGTACAATCTACCGAAGCATCCGCTGTTGCACTTATCAGTGGCATTTCCAAGCGTCTTGTTGACGCTGTGTCTGACTCTGATTCTGCAACTCAAGCAAAGATTTCTGAACTTACTGCAGAACTTCAGAAGGCAACTGTCCCACTTGCGCAAGCAGTGTCCGACAATACTCCAGTAGCTCCTGCTCCAGCCCCAGTGGTTGAACAAGTAGCTCCTGCTCAAGTCCTTTTGACTGAGACTGCACCAGAAGCAAACACAGCTGCCTAATCCTTAAATAGATTAACGATCGAGCCGCCTTCGGGCGGCTTTTTTGTCTTTTAAGATGGATTTTTGTCATTGACAAGAACTGGCGAGTGTGTATAATAGTACTTGCTGAACGATGCTTCATAGAATTAAAATGGAAGCACATCAGCGGCGTAACCGGCCACTAATGGCTCCGTAGGTTCTCCGTTGGATTAAATGGAAATGCGCTACATTGAAGTCTACTGTGACAAAGCTCGCCACCTGGTTTGTAGACCGTATTCAGTTGAAAATCTCCACAAAGTCGCGTATATGCTTGGGATTAAGCGGTGTTGGTTTCATCGCGACCACTATGATATTCCTAAGAAAAGGGTTGACGAAATTAACCAACAGTGTATAATAGTCTCATCAAAAGATATTGTTCGGATCATAAAGGGAACTTACCGTGCTTGACGAAAAGAAGCTTGCGGACTTGACGTGCCTTGTCTTCTTCCTTTTCCATATGGAGCGGGAACAGCCTCGAGCTATGTATGGTTCTCATTATGTCTCCGATGCATTTGATGCAGTTGCTCGTCTGCTCGGATCAGATCCCGACAAGCTGCGAGTTCGTTTGGAGACTGAACATTGACCCGTTATCCACACGGTACAGAAGTTACTTGGGAGTTTAAAGGAATTCCCGAGCAATTTTGCGGACCAGTACAATTTATCTCAATAGTCAGTGGAAAGATGACCATCGAAGATGAAGATCATCCCTCCAATGAAGCATACAAACGGACTATTGAATCTATGCGGAAAGGTTGGAAGAAGTGAGAAAACATATCATGATGGAGAATGGCTATTGGTCCGACAAGTCTCAAGGAGACTCTAATTGAACTATCTACTCATTCATGGACTCAATGCCTCAAAGCTTTCATTCACAACTATCTCGCACAATCTCCTACAATACAGAGGCTCTCCGCCGGCGAAATATCTTGCTTGGGAACCTGAAGATAACTTTGAAGAAGTTCTTCTTCGGGGAGCTAAACTATTGGAAGGTTGGGATAATGTCACTGTTATTGGCCATTCTCTTGGCGGTCTGCTCGCTTGGCACCTTGCTAACAAATGTCTTCAGGTCACTGATCTTATTACTGTAACCACGCCGTATGATGGATTTTCCCTGTCTGCGTGGAAGCTTCCACTTATGTTCATGCCTAAGTTTATCCCTTCGATGCTTGAGGCAATTGATAAGAAATCCTGGGTCATCAAACAACCTAAAAAAGAGTTTCACCGACTCGCTCTGCTTAATGTAGTCGGAACTAAAGGGTTGTTTAGCAACGTACCAAATGACGGTGTCCTTACTGTGAAATCACAGAAGTCCGTTAAAGAGGCTGCAACTCTTCAAACTGTAGCGCTTTCATACTCGCATATGGAAATTCTACATTCACCTGAGCTTCAAAAGCTCATCTATACTAGGAGAAATACATGATCGCGCGAATTGTACTTACAGTTCTTTTGTTTATTGGCGTGCCCTTGGCTTACTCTTTCCTTAATCCGGTGGCTACACTGGTGCAGGGTCAGGTAGCCGGTTCGCAGCTCGCACCAAGCAATGGTGCATTCTTCACTACTCAGGGTGTATTCAGCGGTTTTCGCTACGCAAACGCGTTGCTTGACATTGGCTCATTGCTCGTCTTTGTTGGGATTTGGTTTGCACCGTTGAAGCGATTCGTTAAGGAACTTATTGCTACCGCAGCTATGCTGCTTGCATTGGTTGCTTTCCAATCGCAGACTGCGCAGGCATTCTATGAAACGACTGACCGAACCGAAGCGTATACCATTCTTCCGAATTGGTCTGCTTTTTGGATTCCTGACGTTGGTGACAACAAGACAGATCAAGCCAATATGGACTCGGCCGATTATCTTGCTTCAAAGAAGGTTTCCCTGAAGCGCTTTATTGTTCCGCATGCTAAGCTTACTGGCTCGGCCGGCAACTCGATGTTCGCAGGTTGGGATGCTTATGTTCCGACTGGTCGATTGATCTTGGTTGATCGAACCACTTATTCTCACGAGTGGGTTGACGCATCCGACCGTGGTACTTCAAAGGCTAAGGAAGGTTTTCCTTGTCAAACTCGCGAAGGTATCAATATCGTAGCAGGTGTTTCTGTCGGTGCTCGAGTTGATGAAAAGGATGCTCCGGCTTTCCTTTATAACTTTGGTGTAAATGCTCCGAAGACGCAAAATATGTCCGATCCTCAGGAAATCTTCCGTTCAGTTTATTACGGAAAGTCTCTTACGGAAGTCATGCAGGACATGGGCCGAAAGAAAATTCAGACGCTGGTCTGTAATGAAATCGGTAAGCATTCTTTCGACAAGGCCAATGATGAAATGATTCCCATCATGGATGCTATTGAAAAGAAGGCTACTGACTACTTCAAGGGAGTTGGCATTACCATCACTTTTATCGGTTGGGCTGATACGTTTACCTTCGATCACTCAATCCAGATAGCAGTTAACTCGAACTACGAGAAGACTGTTGAAGCAGCCAACGCTCAGAAGATGGCTCCTTACATCACTCTGTTGACAACTCTGGCTCAGGCTGATGCTCTCCGTAAGTGGAACGGTGTAGTCTCGACTACGACTGTCAACACTTCGGGTCTTCCTGATATGATCCTTGGAGCCTTCGGGGTCAATCCGAATGCTGCAATTGCAAAGGGTGCGGGTGTCTTCCCAGCTCCTGCCAAGTAAGTGAATTACCTGGCGGCGACGCCGCCAGGTTCCTCCATTAAGGAAATACAACACGACTTAATGTATCATAGATGATGCACTAGGAGGGCTTATGTATCTTCTATGTTACATAAGCTTTTCCTGTTGACAGTCACTGCAAATGATGATATAATGAAACATGACATTCTCAAATAATATCGCGCTCGACGAACGCTATGTCATGCTGTTGTCTCATCAGCTACTTAGGTTCACTGTAAAGCGCAAGAATCCTTTCATAGCCAATTTTCGCTGTCCATTCTGTGGTGACTCCACAAAGGATCAGCGTAAAGCTCGTGGATACGTTTACGAGAAAAAAGGAACTATGTGGTTCTCTTGCCGTAACTGCGGTAAGCCAGCTAATATTCCTCAGCTTCTTAAGCAGGTTGATCCTCGGCTTCATACTGAGTACGTTAAGGAAAAATACAAAGGTGGACCAGTCAAGCGACCGATTTATATGCAAGAAGCGCCCTTCCAGGGCAAAACTGATATACAGATCAAACTGCCTACAATCGAAGAGCTTCCAGAAAATCATACAGCTCGAGTCTTTATCCGAAAGAGAAAAATTCCTCGAGAATATTGGAAAACATTGTTCTATGCAGATGCGTTCTTTGCATTTGCTAACACGCTCGACCCAGGTAAGTTCGACAAGGGAATTCTGAAGCATGACGAAGCTCGGATAGTCATCCCATTTTATGACATAAATAAGACGTTGATAACTGTGCAAGGCAGAGCCCTCGGTGAGTCAAAATTAAAGTACATCACAATTAAAGTAGATAAAGATCAGCCGCATATTTTTGGTGCTGATCGATTAGACTTTGAAAAGCGAGCATATATAGTAGAGGGACCGTTTGATTCTCTATTCTTAAGCAATGCGCTTGCTTGTGCCCAATCTGATCTTTCATCAGCTGCACAAGAATATGGAATTGATCCGTCAGAAGATGTGGTACTTGTTTTCGACAATGAACCGCGAAATAAAGACATAGTTAGGCTGATAAAGAAAGCTATCAAAGGTGATTGGAAAATTGCTTTGTGGCCTAAGACTTATCCGTTTAAAGACGTAAATGATGGCGTTCTCGGTGGACTTGATCCAGAGCGCATTTTAGAAACTAGAGTTTTCAGCGGAGCAAGAGCTGAACTTGAACTGAACAGATGGAGCATGTAATGTTTAAGTGTCAGCCATCTTATGGTCAAGGTGAATCTTGGGCAGAAGCTATCGAAAGTATAGGTGAACAAATCCGCAGAATGTGGTGGATGGAAAAGGAGAGACAAAATGGGTTGGGCTAGTGGTTCTCAGTTGATGAGTGAAGTTATCGCTGCTATTGCTGACAAGATGGATGACCATGATACCAAGGTTGAAATCTTTGAAAGTATTATCGAAGCATTTGAAGATGCTGATTGTGATACACTCCAAGAGTGTTTGGACGAAGATGACGCCTTCGATGAAGCGTTGAAGAATATACATCCAGATTGGTTTGATGAAGATTATGAGTAAGAAAAAGAAGTTAACATTTGCTATAAGCGATATTCACGGTCATTACGATCACTTGCTTGATATGGTCGAGCGTTGTGAAGCGTATGCGAAGCAAGCGGGTAAAGGCCTTCGCTTTGTATTCTGTGGAGACTACATTGACCGAGGTCCTCGTTCTGCAGATGTCGTTGCTTATCTTATGAAATTCAAACATGAGAATATTTGTTTGAAAGGTAACCATGAAGATATGGTCTGTACTGGTCATGGTGCATGGCTATCAAATGGTGGCTGGGAAACTATTGATTCTTACAACGTCTATGGTGACGACAAAGATGAAGTAATGAAAGAGCATCTTGCTTGGATGAGAGCTCTTCCGCTCCGTCATGAGGATGAGTTCCGTCATTATGTCCACGCTGGATTCCAACCAGGAGTTGCTGTTGAAGATCAGCATGAAGCTCATATGCTTTGGATTCGTGAACCGTTTCTTCAGCATATGCATGACTTTGGCAAGCTCGTAGTTCACGGTCATTCTCCGTATCATTCTGTAAATCGAAATATTCAGCGAACACCATATCGCATGAATATTGACACTGCAGCTTGTTTCGGCGGTCATATGACTGCAATGATCTTCAATGATGAACAGCGCGATCCTGAAGCATTCATTCAGTTTGCTACTCCACGTCGAGTAACAGCAAAAGAAGTAGTTGAAGCAGACTCGAATGGCTGAGCCAGAAACTGATAATCAAAAAGCCCTAGCAGATTTCTGGGGCAAACTATCCACGGAAACCCAGATAAAATTTGAGACTGAAGCTCAATATATGTGGGACCGTGGATATTTCTTTGGTGATGCAGATAGTTTAGCTGGTTTAGCAAAGATTATGGCATGGAAAGACTATCAGAAGAAAAAAGCACTCGCAAAAGGAGCATAAATAATGTCAAGGAGACTTTCTTGGCATGTGGTTCTATTGTGACAAAATATTTAGCGAAGCAGACATTGCTGACGACGTTATCGGCTTTGTTTACATTATTACTAGGTTGAGTGACGGTAAACGATATATAGGTAAGAAACTATTTCGGTTCGCAAGAACAAAGAAGGTGAAGGGAAAGAAAAAGAGATTCAAGATTGCTTCTGACTGGGAATCATATTACGGTTCCAATAAGGACTTGGTTGCTGACGTAGAAAAAGATGGTGCATCGGCCTTCAAAAGAGAAATAATTCATCTCTGTAAGAGCAAAGGGATCTGCTCTTATCTAGAGACAAAAGAAATAATAAATCATGATGCACTACTTAGAGATGATTACTATAACTCGTGGGTAACTTGCAAAATCAGCAGGTCACATATTTCCGCTCTCCGTCAATTAAAGTAAGTTTTTTGCCGAGTCTTGCTTGTCTACATTTTTCTCTATACTCAGGAGTCTTCATATAGGAATTATCACGCTTTTTTATCTTTGCTATAGTTTCTTTACTTGCTTTCTTTCCAGTCATAAGCTTAGCGTGATTTCTTTTCCATTCTTCTGTACGAAAACCAGTATTTCCTTCACCGCCATCTGTAATATTAAGGAGTATGCCACCGTCTATCTTTTTACCATACCATCTAATGTAGCGTCTTTCAAGTGCACAAGCGCCAACGTTAGAAAGATTAGTTTCTAAGAATATAATTTTGGATTTATCTTTAGGTGTTTTGATTCTGCCGTGATTTTTGAAAGCTCTTTTGTCTTTGCCCTTTCCAATGTAATAAGGCAATCCATTAGATTTTCTAACATAGGCATAAACATAATAAATAAACATGGCTGATTCTCCTAGTACGAGTTTAGAGCCAGTGGGATTCCCGTCCGCGACTGGCAATCTTATTTATCATGAGGAGTAAAGCCACTTAAAGGATCTCACTAATGAGTACCAAAAGAAAAAAGAAACAGACTCCTAGTTATATGGAAACCATTCAGGGCGAAGTTATGCTAACCCTTGGACAGAGAATCTTTTATCATCGCGGACTTCTAAATCAAATTATAGAACGCGGCGGAGACCAAATTGAGGATATTGGAGCTACGATTGCTGTTACCGAAATGGATCGATTATACCAAGCTTCCCTTGATGGGATTTTAGATTCTTTGTCAGATTGTTTAGATATGAATCTGGCAAAGGAAGCCATCACTGCAATAAGAGACTCTATGAATATCAAAAGAGGACTCGTCAGGATGGAAAAAGCCTAGGGTTGACAAATATCTTCCTTAGGTGTATAATAAACTGTTAACAACCAAAAGGAAAATTCATGTACTTTGACCCAGCTGCTTTAGCTCAAGAGCTCAAGCGCAATGTGGTAGAAATCCGCTTTACAAAGGCGGATGGAACTTACCGCAGAATGCGATGCACCCTTAAGCCAGATTTCTTGCCTCCGCGCGAGATGAAAGAAGGCGACGAGATGAAGTCACCCCAGCTTCTTATGGAAGAGACTGCAAAAGAATCAGCTCGGACTGGACTTTTCAAAGTTTGGGATATTGATCAAGCCGGTTGGCGATCATTTCATATCAGCACCGCTGATTATGTTCAGACGGTTGACACGATCTGATGAGGGCTTTGCTTGTGGTTACTATTTTAGTAGCTTCAGCAGTTAGTACCGCAGCGAATGCGCGGTGTTTTCTTGCTTCGCACTATGGATTTGAAGCTGGAAGCAGAACTGCTTCTGGTGAGAGACTAAATCTATCTGATAATACGGCTGCTCATCCGTCTTTACCATTCGGAACAATTCTGATGTTTAAAGACAGAGATGGCAGACCACTTCCTGTCAGAGTAAACGACCGCGGACCATTTCATGGAAAGCGAAACCTTGACGTTAATTCTGGAGTAGCTCGTAGAATGGGTTGGTCCGGTGTTAGAACAATATGTGAACACTAGAAAGGACTGAAATGAGCAAGACCTGGGGTTATAGCCTCTTGATGAACGCCGCCGGATGCAAGCGTGAACTACAGACTTATGAGAACATCTATGCTTTCGCCAAGGAATTGGTAAAAGAAATAGATATGGTTGCATACGGTGAACCCCAGATTGTTCATTTCGGTACTGATGACAAGGCCGGATATACGCTGGTCCAACTTATTGAGACGTCGAATATTTGTGCTCATTTCGTAGAATTGAATGAGGAAATTTATCTCGACGTCTTTTCCTGCAAGTATTTTGAGGATGATGTGGTGTTCCGCGTATTCGACAAGTACTTTAAACCTATTACCTACACCTCGCGGGTTGTTGACCGTCGAGCTCCGAATGGAAACGAGGACTTCTAAATTATGAGCAATTGGTATGAATACCACAATGAATTTCGAAAGTTCATTTTGGATTATGAAGATGATGAAAGAAACGCAGAAGCTTATGAGTATGCTATACACTTTCTTTGTGACGTGAGAAATTTTAGAGGTCGTTGTTTTATTCTTGGCATGGGCGGTTCAGCTGCAAATGCTCAGCATCTTGCAAATGACATGCGGAAAATGTGTAACATTGATGCCATCAGTCTTTCAGATAATATTGCTGAATTGACTGCACGCGCCAATGATGATGGATTTACACGAATCTATCTTGATAGTCTCAAGGCATCAAATCTTGACGAAAATGATGTAGTATTCGTACTGTCAGTTTCAGGTGGTTCTCGCGAGAAGGAAGCATCTCTAGCCCTAGTTCATGCTATGGATTTGGCAGATGAAAAGCATGCTTCAATTATTGGCATCGTCGGAATGGAAGACTCGGTTGCAGCTTCATTTCGTGGTAAAGAGAACAATGCAATCATGGTAACTCCCAAAGTTGAAAAGTACCAGACACAGTTTGCTGAAGCTGCGCAGGGCGTTATTTGGCACGGTCTGATTTCTGATCCTCGTCTTATGCAGAAGAGTGCAAAGTGGTAAACACTAATCGTCGTAATTTCCTTTTCGGCTCTCTTGCAGTTGCCTTCACAACGGCACTGCCTTCTATTTCATTTGCTTCATATAACCAGGATATCGTAGACGTTATCGAGTCCTGTCATCTAAAATTCGAGAACGCTGAGTATATTGGCGATTGGATGCATATCTTCATTGAAGAGATGGAGAAGAAAATGAAAGTCTGGGAAACATACGAGCCTCTTAAAGAAATGAGAATGTTCGGTTATGATGAGACTGGCAAGATTGTCGACCAAGGACCATCAGGTTGGTGGACTAATCCAAACTTTACCAACGAGTGTCATATGATGGGCCATTGGAACAACTATGACTCTGCTGGTTTTACTTTAGACTTCAAAAATCCAAAGGGTAACTGGGTCAATGTCCGATATCATTGGCAAGACAAATCTTTCAAGATCAAAGAAAGAGGTTCAGAGGAAGTATGAAACCTAAAGTAGGATTTATTTGCGGAACATGGGACCTGCTTCATGCAGGCCATGTTCTTGCGCTGCGCGAAGCATCATTCAACTGTCAAGAATTGGTTGTAGGTCTTCAATCTGTTCCAACACATAAGCGTGCTCCAGTTCAAGGACTGTTTGAGCGTTATCTACAACTTCAAGCAGTTTGTTATGTGAGAGACATTTATCCATATTCGGATGAGCATGATCTTTATAATCTTCTCGAGTCACTCAAGCCTGACATTCGATTTCTTGGATCAGATTACAAGAATATATCCAAGCCAATTACTGGCTACCACGTAGCACCAATCCATTATATAGACCGAAATCATCAGTATTCAACTACTGATCTAATTCATCGTGTGAAAGAAAGCAAGCTTTATGTTTGAGGAAAATGAGATCTCGAAAAATGCTGTCGGTGGAACTGAATTGACCAAGCGTGGTCTTGGTAAGATTATTGATCCTACACTAGCATCTAATTTCCAAATCATTTGTTCGCGTGTCCGTGAACTTGATCCGACAAAGATTAGAGTGTACTGGGTTCATGATTTGCCATCTGATCCAGAGTGTGCAAAAATCAAGGACAAGTCATTCCGTGACCAGTTTCATTTGATTGCTTTTACCTCAGACTATCTGTACATGCGGTTCCGACAGGAGCATGGAGTACCATATGATGAGAAATTCGTGGTTATCGAATCTTGCATTGATCCGATCGACTCTCCAGAAAAACCGGATGATACGATCAATCTGATCTATCATACCACACCACATCGTGGATTGGCTCTGCTTGTTCCAGCATTTGGTTTCCTTGCAAAAATCCATCCTGAAATTCGATTGCATGTATTTTCATCCTTTAAGGTCTATGGATGGCCTGAGGCAGATGCTCAGTTTGAGCCGCTGTACGAACAAATCAGACAGCATGAACAAGCAACGTATCACGAATTCTCTGGCACTGACTCCTACAAAGATGTAGTTGCACAGCTCGAAAAGACTCACATCTTTGGCTATCCTTGTGTCTGGGAAGAAACATTCTGTCGATCAGTCGTTGAGGCTATGTCTGCAGAGTGTCTTGTAGTTCATCCAAACTTCGGTGCTCTTCCATTCACTTCTGGTGGATTGAATATTCAATATCCTGGCGATGCAGACCATAACAAGCATCTCAACACCTTTACTAAGTTCCTTGATATTGCTATCAAGATCACAAAAGGTAAGGAAGTAGCAACTAAAGACCGCTTGCGCTTCAATAAGGCGTATGTTGATACTCAGTATTCTACTCAGTATATCGCAAACAAGTGGACTGCACAAATGAATGCGCTTCTTCAGCAGTATCCAGATGAAGCATCTCGTGCACTTCCAAAACCAGATGATCGTCCGATGTTTGTATTCAATACAAGTCCAAGATGAGCAGAATCTTTGTATTTGAGATAAAACATACTCCAGAACTATATCCAGCAAATCTTGGTTTTATCTTTGCTGACGGTGATTACTACGCCAAAGTAGCAATTTGCAATCCAGCAGACCGAGAGAATCCAACATTCAAAATTGGATTCCGGTTGGACGCTGAAGATGGTGCAGATCTATACATTGCTGGTCAAAAATGTATTGGCAAATGGACAAGCGATTTTCACCACATTCAGAAACAGTCAAAAGATTTTGCTATGACTTTTGTAGATTGGAAACAAGAACTTTCTCAAGACCTTAGAGCTGTTGGATATAAAGCTGAAGAGTTTCCTGAATTGAAAGATTATCTATGATTATAGCTAAAACTCCTCTTCGAGTATCATTTTTTGGCGGTGGTTCTGACCTTCCTGCTTTTACCGACAGAGAAGATGGAGCGGCACTATCGGTTTCTATTGATAAGTTTGTCTATGTGATTCTCCATGAGACAACTAAGAATATTCGTTTTCTACATGAGGAAATTGAACAAGTTTATAATATCATGCAAATGAGAAACAAGATTGTATCCAATGCTTTAACTTATCACGACATTGATAAAGGTTTGGATATCGTTTCGTTGTCAGATGTTCCATCTGTAGGCTCCGGTCTTGGTGGATCGTCAGCATTTACTGTAGGTTTATGTGCTGCACTACTCAAGCATAGATGGCCAGTTGCTGAGTATACGAATGAACAGTTTGCTCAAGAAGCTGTCAGAATTGAAATAGACTACTGTCATTTTCCAATCGGTATTCAGGATCAGTATGCTACTGCAGTTGGTGGTTTCAATCTTTGGAAGTTCTTCTCTAAATCTCGACGAGCTGAGATAACCAAGAAATTCTATAAATGGCCTGAATGCCAGCCACTTGAAGAAAGACTGTTACTTGTTCACTCCGGTCTTCAGCGTGTTGGTTCAGCAGGCAGTATTCTTCAAGAGCAGCAATCCGCACTTCAATCAGATGAAGCTAAATTTCAGATTATGCAATCCATCAGAGATCGAGCGTACCAAGGAGCTGAACTTCTAGAAAAAGGTCTATTGGACCGTTTTGGGGCACTGCTTCATGACAACTGGATCGACAAAAAGACTCTGTCTCATTCACTGTCAGACAAACGGTTTGATGAACTCTATGACAAAGCTCTCGACATGGGCGCTCTAGGGGGTAAACTACTTGGTGCTGGCGGTGGTGGATTCTTTCTATTTTATATTCCAGAGTACATTGACAAAATCCAATTCGGTCAGGAGCTTACAGAAGAGTATCCTACTGCAAAAGTCTTCCCATTCAAATTTCACTATACAGGAACGGAACTAACTCATGTTTAACTTGAAACTTATTGATCTGCCAGGTGATTCCGGCAACTACGAAGTAATCACAGATGCTGCAAACTTTGTTTCAGCAAATAAGACACCAGGCCTCGCTATTGAAATCGGTCTTCGCCGTGGAGGTGGTTCTAAAGCAATGATCGATGCAATGGTTGCTAATGACTATCGTCGACCTCTAGTTGGCATTGATCCATATGGAAATATTGACTACAATACCTCCATTGGAACTGTTGACAACCAAGTAACCACGAAGATGGACTATACAAATGACATGCGAGCCGACTGTATGGTCAATATGTATGAATACTGCAAGATGCATCGCGTCAATTTCACCTTTATCAACCTCGAGGACACAGAATTCTTTAGCAGATATGCCGACGGTGTTCCTATCTATGATGAACATAAGGAGATTTGGAATCAATATGCGCTAGTGCATTTTGACGGACCACATTTTCTTCCTGACGTACTCAAGGAAATTGAATTCTTTGACAGCCGAACTCCACCAGATGCTGCGTATGTTTTTGATGACGTGTCCTATTACAAGCATGAAGTAGTAGATAACCATTTGCTTGCAACGGGTTGGAAAAACCGCTTGAAAACACCACACAAGTGGTCCTACATTAAGGGTTGACAGATATCTGAAAATGGTATATCATAAATAAAATAGAAGAAACTACGAAAGTGGTCACATGGAAGAAACTACAAATGTTATTCAGTTTCCGCTGAAGAACCCTCGAGCGCCTATTAAGACAGAAGAACAGACTGACGAAGTTATCTACACTGCTCAAATGTCTCACGTCGAACAAGCTGTTGAGTTTGTTGCGCCGATATTATTCTCATATCTATCGCAAGCAGGATTTTCTTTTGCAGAAATCAAGCCTGATGCTATTGAGAATGATGATGTAAAGAATGCAGCATTTCTTATTGAGTCAATTCGTTCTGTCTTATCGGCGAAGTATAATATCGAACATCCATTCCAAGAGCTTGCTCAAGCAAGTTTCCAAGATCAGGAAGGTGGCGGTTTCAAATTAGCCGAATCCGTAAACATCACGTTCAAAAAAGCCAAGACGGCATAAGGAACTTCAAAGTGATTATTGTAGACCTCTCGCAGGTATGCATTTCCAATTTAATGATACAGCTAGGCCAACATACCAACACTGAACTTGATGTTGGCCTACTGCGTCATATGATCCTGAACCAAATTCGGTTCTTAAATACTAAATTCCGCCAAGAGTATGGTGAGATGGTTATTGCTTGTGATAACCGTTACTATTGGCGTAAGAAAGCATTTCCTCTTTACAAAGCACGGCGCAAAGTTGATCGTGCGGAATCTGATCTCGATTGGGATCAGATCTTCAAGGCTCTGCACGAGGTGCGAGCTGAGCTGAAGGAATATTTCCCATACAGAGTCATTGAAGTAGACGGAGCTGAAGCTGATGATATCATCGGTTCCCTTTGCCATGTCTATGGAAACGAAGACATGAACTTTGGCAAAAAGATTCTGATCGTTTCCGGGGATAAAGACTTCCTTCAGCTCCAGAAATATCAAAACGTCTTCCAGTATAATCCAACACAAAAGAAAAAGCTTGTTGAGAAAAATCCAACAGAGTTCTTGCTTGAGCATGTTATTCGTGGTGATACTGGTGATGGTGTTCCAAATATGCTGTCTGATGACGACACTTTGGTTACCGAAGGAAAACGCCAAACTCCTATCACTGCAAAGAAGTTAGCATCACTGAAGAACAGCATTCTTCAGAACATACTTCCTGAGCGAGAAGAGCGAAACTATTTCCGTAATCTGGAATTGATCTCACTCGATCATATTCCCACTGACATTCAAGACAAGATTATGGCCGAGTATGAAGCACAAGGCGGCAAAGGGCGCGCGAAACTCTTTAACTACTTCATCAAATTCAAACTAAAAAACTTACAACAAAATATCGGAGAATTTTAATGAAACTAGGTATCGCAGAGATCCTTGAATCCACAGCAAAACTCAAGACAAAGTCGGAACGTATCGACTTTCTTCGTAAGCACAATTCCAATGCGTTGATGACCATTCTTGATTGTGCATTCAATCCGGATATCGTATGGAATCTTCCAGAAGGAACTCCTCCATATAAGGTGTCCGATGTTCTTGACGGTGAAGGTATGCTTTACCAAGAAATCCGTCGTCTTTATCTATTCATGAAAGATCGTGGTTCTTCAATTGAAGGCAAACAGCACACTTTGAAGCGTGAAGCTCTGTGGCTTGGTCTTCTCAACTCAGTTACTGAAGCAGATGCAAAGCTGCTTTGTGCGATTAAGGACAAGAGACTTCCTTCCAATCTTCGTCCTATTACGCTACCATTGGTTCAAGAAGCCTTCCCAGGATTTCTTGCACATGTCAAGGTAACGTATGATAAAAAGTCTAAGGAAGAACCAGCACCAGCAGAGAGTGAGAATGTCTAAGTCTAAGAAAGAGTACCACAACAAGTACAACCACGATATCCAGGATGACGAAGTCACAAAGGAACGTCGATCCAATCACTACCAACACCGAATGGATCTTCGAAAAGAGCGTGCTCTTAAGACTAAAAATGTTGAGGCATTTCAACAGTTAGAAAATGCCGATGAAGGTGAAGACGAGGATTATGTCTCGTTTTATTCTCAAGAAGATGATGAAGACTGGAGACAGTATTTGAAATGACAACCTTCAATTTTTATGATAAGGCTTTGGATAAACTCCATCTCGTAGATGGAACCATAGCTGATGCAGAAGCCTTCGAGAAGGCAAATCCCCATCTCGAATGGCTTGCAGCAGCTCCACTGATTCACTCAGGTTCAGGCATGAAAAAGCCTGACCAGGGTTTTAGAGATGTTCTTCGCACAATCAAGAAGGGCAACTCTAAAGGTTTGACTAAAGCGCAAATTAATACTTTCTGAATGGTTATAATATGGCACGCATTTTTGTTTTTGGTTCAAACCTCGCTGGTAGGCACGGTGCAGGTTCTGCGAAGACTGCTAGGACTGTCTACGGAGCTAAATATGGAATTGGCGTTGGTCCAACTGGGTCTGCGTATGCGATTCCGACGAAGGATGCAAATCTAAAAGTTCTTCCTTTGGAAATCATAAAACAGCATGTAGAAGCTTTTGTGGAATATGCAAGATTTCACGAAGAGCATACTTTTGATGTGGTTGCTATTGGTTGTGGTCTTGCTGGTTACAAACCAAAACAGATTGCACCACTTTTTGGTGATGACGTTCCCGACAATGTTAATTTACCTGACGAGTTTCTAAAATGACGAAATTGTTTGCTGTAGCATCTCTTGCACTTTTTCTTGTTGGTTGTTCAGCATCAGCTGATGATCCGAAGTATGCCGAATATCAGCAGTATAGAAAAGAACGCGTCCTCGTTAAGGTTTGCCATTCCGGTGAAAAGATCTGGCAATGGCAAGGTAAATTATGGGCAAAAGGTCCTCGTTATCCTGACGAGACTGTAGCAAGCATAGAGGTTTGTACTTGAACTTTAAATTATCGCTTTTACCAAAAGTAGAACTTACGACAGAAACATTACACGGTGGCCGTTATTACATCACGCCAGAAGGAAATAAATATCCGTCAGTTACTACCGTACTTGGACGAGCCTCAAACATGGACTGGCTTGATGCATGGAAAAAGCGCGTTGGTGAGGCAGAAGCGAAAAGAATCTCGGAGCTCGCAATGCGGAAAGGCACCGCTGTCCATGAGCTCTGTGAGCACTTTCTCACGAATGACCCAATGTTCAAGTTCCTCAAACTTCGATCAATGCCCACCACACTCAGCTCCTTCCTTTCTGTGGAGCCAATCCTCAAAGCAAATGTTCGAGAAATCTACGGAATCGAATACCCATTATATTCAGACGTTCTTCAAACGGCTGGGCGAGCTGATGGGATTGTCAATTACATGGGTAAGTCTGTTATCCTTGATTTCAAGACCACAAAGTCTTGGGAACTCAAACAAGAAGATGACATCTTAAACTACTTCCTCCAGACTACTGCTTATGGCATCATGACTACTGAACGAACCGGCATGAAAATTGACGGCGTAGTTATTCTTATGATTTCAGAATCTAATCCTCCTCAAGTCTTCGGACGGTCACTCGATAAATATTATCGAAAGACAATGGAGCTATTTGATGCGCAAGCCAAGATCGAAGCCTCTCGTTCATAAGAATGAAGATGGTGAACCCGAACTTCGGGTAGGACTTATCAAAAAATATGAAGGAATCTTAAAGGTTACAGCAGGTGTTGTAGCTTCTGTAGGTGTGCTTTATACAGCTGCTTGGGGAATCGGTGTAGCGCCGATCACTAATGCTAAGACTGCTGAAATGGTTGAAGAACATATCAAGACTCATAGACTTGAGATTGTTCAGAACTTTAAGGATGACTTTAAGGCACAGAACGAAAAGATCAAAGAACTTGATACAGCTGTGCGTGGTATCGCTGATCAGAACGTCCGAACAGATGAACGTACTAAAGCCATTATCGAAGAACAGAAACAACAGCGCGATATTCAGAATCGTATTCTTCAAGGTATCGACAAAATTCAACAGAAGTAATTATGATTGCTAATTTATGGTATACACCGGTAGCGGTGGTTGATTTGAAACCTCACTTTAAGAACTTCGAAGCTGCAACTGAATTAATGCTTGCAGTATGGCCTAAGCCAAATCCTTTCAACAAATTTGAATTGTGGCATACCCCAGAGTTTTCAGAGTTGTATTCTGCAATTCACTTTGAGGTCAAAAAGTTTACTTCTGAAGTGTTTCTTGAAGATGAATTAGTCTTTACTGATGGTTACTTCAACCAGTATTTCTCTGGTGAAAAGAACACTCCTCACCATCATGCTTATGCTAAAGCTATTGCAGTGTATAATGTTGATGCTCCACCAGATTCAGGTGATTTACTGTTGCATGATCCTCGAGGAGCTGTAGATTGGGAAAATATCACTGAAGAATCTTCTCGTGGTAGAGTTGCAGATAGAGCTTTCGTTCGCATCAATCCTGTTCCAGGCTCTCTTGTGATTTGTCCAGCCTATCTTATTCATAGTGTGGAAACCAATCTATCTAAAGAGGATAGACCGCGTATTACTATCGGGATAGATCTATTCTCAAAAAAATTGGTTGACAGATTCTCAACTTTATGATAATATCTAATTATAATGATAGAGGATCATCCACACTATGCCTCTTGAAACCTTCAATAATCTGAAGGAAGTGCTTCGCCGATCTATCACTCTTGCTCAACTTTCAACATTTGGAAACATTGCATGATTTTAAGTAAAGATTCTTGGTTCGTCCGCTATTGGATTCGCTGGGGCTGTACTGTGCGTGGATTTGCAACTATTACGGACCATACGTGTTACAACTATACTGGCACCAACATCTGCCAACTCGGTCGTATTGCATTGATCTACGCGCCGATCAAAACATTGATTGTCGGTTTCATTCTGTACAATCTGATTTTGGTTCCGATATTTACCAAGCCGCTCGCGGCGTTACTGTTTCTTATTGCTGGCGCAGGTATTGCTCTCGCTGCTTTCGGTATCATTTGGACCCTTGTCAAGTTAGGCGGCGCTGTAAGCAAAACTGAACTGTTTACTTTTACCGGGGAATATGTAGCTGCAAAGAAGGGCCGCTTCTGTACAAAGGTTGAGATCGAATGAATGATGGTCTTGAGCCATTTGGCGAAGTTCCTGATCAGAGCTCGAATATTTGGCTTGTTATTCTTGGTCTAGCTGGATAAACCGATGTATATCAAGATTACTAAGACCAAAGGGTCTATAGTTTTCGACCGAGAAAAGTGGAAAGAAGTACGCAAGGAATTACAAGACGCAGCTGAGTTCTTTGCTATTCAGATGTTAGGTTCTCGACTTGCTAAAAATATTGCAATTCGTCTTCATCTTGAAGCAGGCAAGACTCTTGATTATTCAGGATGGTCACTTTGGGAAGATGATCGATTTAGACCGCGTGAATTTACTATTCGGTTGAATGTATCTCTTATTCCAGATTGGGAAACTCTTATCGAGACTCTTGCTCATGAGTTTATTCACGTCCGTCAGTTTGCTCGAGGTTATCTCAAGCAGTATTGGCGGGCTAATCCTGGAGTAATGCATTGGCATGGTAAGCCATACAACATTTATCGACTTCAGTATTGGGAATTGCCGTGGGAAATTGAAGCATACAGCTTAGATTTTATCTTTGCTGAAGAATATCTAGAAAGATCGGAATTTGAGTTATGAATGAGGATATCAAAATTGCAAAGGCGCTCGCCACCGCCTTCTATGAGGGTAAGTTTGGTGAAGGAACCAAACAGGCAGCGTCTGAAGCAGATGCAAATTGGAGCAATTTCATCGAATAAGCCCGTGAAGTCTATACGGACGTAATGGCCGATGAATAAAGAGAAATTCGGAGTCGATATACTCCACGGAATAAAGAAAGGCGAATTAGTTGTTATCCTTGCCAAGGAAGGCGTTGGAAAAACTATATTCAGAGAACAAAATGACGATAAACGGAAACGATTTGATAGCTTGGGGATTCAAGCCAGGTAAGTATTTCAATGAAGCTATTTCAGCGGCAAATCAGTACAAGCATCTCGGTGCTTCGGATGAAAAGATTATTGAAGTAATCAATAACCTTGTTCCAGTGCCTGAGCCAGAAATTCTTATGCGGACGAATGCAAAGCCGTATGAAATCTTTTTGGATGCAGAGACGGAAGCTGAGCAAAACAATCTTATCAATGTCAATCGCCATATGGATGCGCTTATGCGTGTTCCTACGATTGTCAAGGGAGCTGTTATGCCAGATGCGTGTCCTGCTGGTTCTGCAGAAGGTACCATTCCTGTTGGCGGTGTAGTTGCTGCTGAAGATGCCATTCATCCCGGTATGCATTCTGCTGATATTTGCTGTTCAGTTGCTATGACTCTCTTCAAGCGTGAAGATGATCCTCGGATTGTTCTTGATGCTGTTGGAGCAGTGACTCATTTTGGTCCTGGTGGCCGAAAGCGATCAGCAGGTGTCTGGAAGAAGCTTCCTGACTCATTCCAAGATGCATTCGAGAATCCGTTCTTGAATGGTCTCGAGGAATATGCTCGCAACCACTTTGGAACTCAGGGCGATGGTAACCACTTTGCGTATGTTGGTCGATTGAAGTCAACTGGTCAAATCGCACTTATAACTCACCATGGTTCGCGAGGATTTGGTGCACAGCTTTACAAGCGTGGTATGGCGATTGCAAAGAAGCACACGTCGATTGTTGCGCCTCGAGTGCCTGGCCATAACGCTTGGATTAAGGCATCGTCAGAAGATGGTGAGAACTATTGGAAGGCACTGCAATGGATTCGCTTATGGACTAAGTATAACCACTATGCAATTCATGACTTGGTTACAAAGAAGATTGGTAATCAAGTTGTTGACCGCTTCTGGAATGAGCACAACTTTGTGTTCCAGAAGTCTGACGGACTGTTTTATCACGGCAAGGGAGCAACTCCAAATTGGAAGGGCTTCTCACCTGACGATGACGGACGAACTCTGATTCCACTTAACATGGCAGAGCCTATCCTTATTGCAGGCCACGTCGATATGAACCAATCGTTGGGCTTTTCTCCTCACGGAGCAGGCCGCAATTTGTCTCGTACTCAGTATCTTAAGGAAGGCGTAAAGCCAATTCCTGACGGCATTGATGCACGATTCTTCTGTGGTAAGGTGGATTATTCCGAACTACCTGGTGCTTACAAGAACGCGGATTCCGTGCAAAAGCAAATCCGCAAGTATGGACTTGCTGATATTACCGACACTATCGAGCCTTACGGCTGCTATATGGCTGGTAATTGGGAAGGCGAAGCACCTTGGAAGAAGAAGCGTGAAGCTAAGGCAGCTTCACGTCCAAACATGCAGCAAATTCTTGCTGAAGCTGCTGAAGACGAATAGTATGGATTTTTCTTATTGACTTTGACTTCATCATAGTGTAAATTAACATTATGATGAAGTCAAACTAAACTTGTAAGGAAACAAATGGCCCATAATATTGAGAAGCTTGCAAACGGCGAATACAGCATGGCCTATACCGGTGAAGAACCGTGGCATGGTCTTGGTAAGAAAGTTCCTGGTGATCTGACTCCGGTTCAGATGCTCGAGGCTGCAGATCTCAATTGGGAAGTCGAAAAAGTTCCTGCTTACGCGACTATCAATAAGAAGCGCATTACAATGGATCACTGCGCTCTTGTCCGAACCTCGGACAACAAGAAGTTGGCTGAAGTCACCAATGACTGGAAGCCTATCCAGAATCTCGAAGCCTTCAATTTCTTCAATGATTTCGTTTCCGCTGGTGAAATGGATATGGAAACGGCTGGTTCACTTCAGGACGGTCAGATCGTCTGGGGTCTCGCCAAGATCAAGGAAGGTTTCAATATCTTTAAGGGCGATCGTGTCAACGGCTATCTGCTCTTCACAAATTTCCACAAATATGGATTCTCTACTGACGTCCGCTTCACGCCGATTCGCGTAGTGTGCAATAACACGCTGACGCTGAGCCTGCAGACCAAGTCGGAACGAGTTGTCCGCGTATCTCATCGCCGTGACTTTATTGCCGATGAAGTCAAGGAAACCCTTGGTGTGGCCCACGAGAAGATGGCCAAGTACAAGGAAATGGCTCAGTTCCTCGGCTCCAAGAAATACGGAAAGACTGATGTCGTCGAATACTTCAAGGGACTCTTCCCGAACAGCACTGGCAAGGAAGAGAAGAAGACAGAAATGTCGCGAACAGCTCGAATGGCACGCGCTATTCTTGAGACTCAGCCTGGCCACGAGTATGCTCCTGGCAGCTGGTGGAATGCTTTCAACGCAGCTACCTTCCTCGTCGATCACCAGGTTGGTCGATCCACTGACTCGCGGCTCACTTCTTCATGGTACGGTTACGGCCGGAAACTGAAGACTCGGGCACTCGAGAATGCTCTCGAATACGCAAACACATAATAGAAAGAAAGCAAATGCGAAGTTTTGAAGTTAATTGTGCTGATAATGATGCAGCACGTATGTTGAGTGTATTGGTTACACAGTTTTCAACTGCAGCGGATTTCTCTATCAAAGTTAAGTCGGTTGATCCCGAAGAACCTTTGTTCCGCACAAGTACTATTACAGCAATAGTATTCGATGCTTTAAAGTCGGCACGACAGCCGATGAGCATCGATGATCTTCACAAGGTTCTTGTAAGACGTGGCTATAAGTCATGGCCATACGCAACAATGAGAAAGCTTGTTGACATGAACATGGCTCACAAGATCGGCAATCGTTGGGTTGCAGGAAGTAATAAGGGATCAATTCCCTCTCATCACACTCAAAGGAAATAACATGACAAATCGACTAACTGATCCCGATGCTACTATGGAAGGCCTTGACAAGGATGGTCTTACGCTCGATAATTTGAGCACAGTTGAACTTAACAAGTTGTTCGATGACGTCTTCGGCGAAGCCCGCACTTCTTCTGATGACGAACTGAATGATGCACTCGATGCTATTATGGAAAGCCTTGACAAGGATAGTCTTGCGATCGATGATTTGAGCACCGTTGAGCTTGACAAGATGCTCGAAGCCGTTCTTCAGGAAGAGCAGCCTATTGATCCTGATGCGACCATCTCTGTAAGTCTTTCGGTTGGTTTTGACGGATATGGTACGCTTGCCGACGGTGTTGATACTACTGAGTTCGATGCGACCCAAATGCATATCAAGGAAGTTCTCCGCAAGTTCCAGGATTTCATTTTCGGTCCAATGGGCTTCAGTATCAATGGTGATGCTCGAGATGCTCGACTTGCATTCCTTGACGAGAACGGCCAGATCATTTGGAGGGCATGCGACTCGGCGAAATAAATAGAGGGTAAATCCCACAAAAGGAAACTAAATGAGTAAAGATAAGCTGGATTTGTTCGCAGTGCGAACTGCGTCGAAGGAGGTTCTCAATACCTTCTTCACAAAGAAGACAGAAGCGAAGGCTGTTCGAGATGATATGGTAAAGGAAGGCAAAGAAGCCTTTGTTACCAAAGGTCCTGACCACCGTGATTTTAACCCTGCTACCTCAGGATTGCGTGCTGCAATTGAGAAGAGGCAGCGAAACAGAAAGCGACGATAATGTCTCAATATCGTAAAGATTACAATGAGTTTCAACGTGAGACTTATTGGACGATGCCACGAATTCTCTTTATGAGTTTTGTTGGCGTTGTTGGTCTCGGTCTTATGGGCACTGCAGCCAATCTGTTGATGCAGCCTGGCCGTATTATTTCCAAGACTCTTGACGCCAACAACGTCATTCAGAAGTACGAGTGGTTCTATGATGCCGCAGGTACCTTCAAGGCAAAAACTTCTCAAGTCCGCCAGTATAAGGAGCTGTGGAGCAAAGAAACTGATGAAGTCGAAAAGCGCCGACTTCGTATCGACATGGCTGCTATTCAGCAGAGTTGTCGAGACCTCGGTCAGCGGTACAATGCAAATGCGCTGAAGGCAAATCAATCTATTTTCATCGGACGCGACGCACCGTCGAATGTCCCAGTTGGAGACTGTGAATAAATGAATAAGCGTTTTGTTATGGTTGCTACTGCATTGCTTGTAATGAGTCCGATGCTTGCAGCATGTCAAGAAGATCCCAAGTCAAATCGATCGGTCCAGGCTAATAAGGCTGCAAAAGCAGCTAACTCTATTCAGTTTGATGACAATGCTGAAATCGACAATATTCAGCGTCGTTTGAAACTCACTGCTGATCCTGGTAAGCTTGGCTTCATTCTTCTCATGAACCAAGCTGGTCAGCCGATCATGTACGAAGGTGTTAAGGGTAAGGTCACTTCAGGTGGTAAGCGACTGACTCGTCCTGATCAGCTCGGCACTTACGGAACCAATGGTTCACCCGCTGTCCGCCAAGCTCCTTCGGATGAAGGAACATATGGTAGTTCGGCTCCATATATTTACTACTGGAACACCGAAGGTGTTTATCGACAGTGGGATGGAAATTATCTTTACTCGGATCAGCCGATCCGCACTCGAGTGGAACCGTTGGTCATTACCACCGTTCCAGCCAAATAAGTGTTGTTAGCACTTGTAGTTAACACGTCTGCTTTCCCTCCGACGACTCACATCGTCGGAGCGGCAGTCATTTTAATTGTGGTCATTGGTGCAATGTTACCTTGGCCTTATCGTTATTGGAAATAGTATGAACGAAGCGAAAATCCAAGCATTACTCAACTTTATTGACTCCAAAATCAAGTACGAGTTCTCTAAATCTAAAAATCACATTAGAACGGTTCCTCAATCTGATCATGATGCTTTTAGGGATTCTTTGGAAACTCTCCGAACCGCACTAAAATTGCCTAACTTAAATGGATGATGCTGGGTTGACAGATATCTGATTCTTTGATACTATGATAATAGAATGATACAGAGGTTGACGAATGGCTCGCCGAGCATCTTCTTTTAAGCGGAAACCAAAGAGACAGAAGATTAGCCGCGCTGGCGGCTCTATCATGGATCGTAAGTTCTACGGTGATGAAAAGCCGGTTCCTCAAGATCGTGAGCAGACTCCTGGCGAACGTGCTGATGCGTTGAATTGGTATAACGCTATGTGCGACGTAAATGACTGTCGCGAATGGCTTACAGATTATCTTGTTGGTCATGGTAAAGAAGATTGGGCGAAAAAGCTCAAGCGAGTACCTGACGATTGTCTTCCCCGAACTGCTGGATGGCTATGCCGCATTGCAATGCAAGGTGGTCACCTGTCTATGGGCTCAAATGCTTTCATCGCGAGCCATGTACAGAATGCTTTCCGCTTTATTAAGGAAGAGACTGAGGTCGAGAAGGTCGTCAAGCTGAAGCGCGATACTATTCAAGACCGTTTGAATGAGAAGTCTTCAGATATGATCGGTGAGATCGAAGGTCTTATCGATGATGGTTGTGTGGAAGGCCTTTATGAACTGCTTAAGTCGGTTAACTATCCGCCGATGCTTGCAAAGCGGATTGCTGTCCACTTTAAACCGCAGTTAGAAGAGGCCCGAGAGGCCATCGCTGGTAAAGACCCTCAGCTCAAGGAAGGTTACCGTCACTTCACCAAGAAATCACTGGCAAACCATGCCAAGATGTTGGAAGGGTTCATTTCGGACGCCGAACGATATGCCGATGCCCAGAAAAAGGCTCGTGCACCACGGCGTAAGAAGGAAATCCCTGCTGATAAGAAGGTCAAGGGTTTCAAGCATTCTAAGTTGGATAACGACTATAAGGTTGCATCAATTCCTGCTGTCAAGTTGATTGGTGCTCAGGCTGTGTGGTTGTTCAACACCAAGAATCGAGTGCTTACTCACTTGATCGCTGAGGACAAGGGTGATATTCAGTGCAAGGGCAACAAGTTGTTCGGCTTCAATGAGAAGCTGTCCGTGTCTAAGAAGCTGCGGGAGAACAAAGTTGCAGCAAACTTGGATATTGCACTCCGTGGGTCGAAGCCACAGCGTAACAAGCTGATGGGATCGCTAACTACCAAACCAACTGGTTTGCAATTCCGTGGTAATGATACCACGATTATCCTGAGGGTTGACGTATGAGTCCGGTTATGTAGCGTGTTGCAGCAATTCTTTTTTCACTTGCTTGCTGGGCAGGTAACATTTATATCGCAATGAAGATTTGGAGCTGAAAAAGTGTTTGAATACAAGCTGGTTAAAGTAGAAGGTGGTGCAGGTCTTTCAGCCATTGATCCTGTGAATGCCTTTACTGCAAAGAATCCTGATTGGAAGCTCTGGAATGTTATTCCGGGCAGTGTTGGTCAAATACTATTCTTTGTCTTTGAGCGACCGCTCAAGGGGGGTTCTGACTCGAGTCCGCCTGCTGGTGGTTTGAAGGACGGCGCAAAGCTGACTGACAGCGTTGTGGTTGCATTCCCTAAGCGGGCTGCAGCATGAGTGAAGCTGAACAATCAAAGCCAAGTTTCAATTTTGAAATTCCTCGCATGAATCATCATGATGCGGCTATTTCACTCATGAATGTGGCTTTGAATGTCTTTGTCCATCGAGCAGCTGCATGGCAAGATCTTTATATTCTTACCAAACAGCTACTCGAGGATGCAGAGCTTCAAGGTAGAGAAAAAGCACTTGCTGAAGTAGCGGAAGCTACGCCTGAAGAAAGTGGTGATATCTGTGGTTGACATTGTAGTAGACGTAGAATCTGACGGACCAGTTCCTGGCTTGTTCTCAATGATTTCGATCGGAATCGTGGTCGCTGAAGAGAAGCTCATTACGGAGTTGCCGCCTTTCAAAGCTTTATTCAAGCCTATTTCATTATATTGGAAGCATGATGCGCTTGCAATTTCGAATATCTCGCGGGAAGAGCATGAAGCTTATCCTGAGGCTTTGGACAGCACTGTTCAGATGCTCCATTGGCTCGAGAACATTCAAAAGGTAACTGGCGGTGGACGACTGACTATGTGGTCAGATAATCCCGCATACGATTTTATGTGGCCTACATACTATCTGCATCATTACGTTGGTCAGTCACCTCTCGGTTGGTCTGCACGACGTATTGGTGATCTTTGGTGTGGTCATAAAGGTTCATTGAAAGCAAGATGGAAACATTTGCGCGATACACCTCACACTCACGATCCTGTTGATGACGCAATGGGAAATGCTGAAGCCCTTATCAAAATCAAACGGATATTGAGCACCAAATGAGCGATTTCTGGAAAAGGGTAGAAGAGCAGGACGGCCGTGAGACAAAAGCTAATGCACTCCGATTGGATGCTGCAGGCCGTCCGTTAAATATTGGTGACACAGTCGCTTATGGTGTGCTGTTGAGCCGCTCGGCCGCCGTGCAGATCGGCACTCTGATTGGATGGTCACCGAAAGGCAAACCGCAGATCAAGATCGACGAGCGCTTTCGTAAGACACGGGGAAGCAAAGAAGTTGTAACTCTACAATTCTATGATCGCATGGTAAAGTTGGAGACTATTGACAATGCTTCTTAAAAATCCTTTCAATCGAAAAGCAAATTCTGCTGCAATTCTTGAGAAACTCATAAAGCAATTTCCAAACAAAAAAGCTCTTATCTCAGGCATTGATTTTGCATTTGCTAAGCTTACTGGTCCTCATAAAGAAATTTACGATATGTTTGCTGAAGAACAGCAAGCTGTTCTTTCTTGCATGATTGAAAAGTTCTTAGGTATATATCTCATTAAGCATGGATGGATTCCTGGCAAAGCAGCAAAACATGAAAAGGATTATCTTCACAACAAAAAGTCTTTGTTCAATTTTGAATTGAAGACAACCAGCGGATATAATATTTGGTGCCGCGCAAGCAGCCATACCAAAAAGAACACTCAGGGCTATTTTCTCATAGTTTATTATGACACAAAGAAAAGAGAGTATGAATTGAGATTAGGTTGGTTAAATCATTCTGATTGGAATGCAAGAAACACTATTTCTGCTAAAACTCGAGATACTCAAAGTGCAATAATACATCAAGGAAAATATTGATGACTAATCGCGTTAAAGAATATCGAGACACTCATCTGGCTCAAGGACCATTGGAAAGCTGAACTAATAAGGAATAAGAAATGGATATCGCACATCGCGAAGTAACCAAGCAGCTCATGAAAGAGCAAGGTTTTATCACTCATGACTTCGAGTACAATTGGGATGCCATGACTCGGTCAGCTCATATCGCTTATAAGTATGATCAGCTACCAGTTTCTGGCATGCCCTACTGTATCGCGAGCAATGTTCTAAAAGATCCTGAGCTATTCATCCAGTTGCTCAAGCAATATCCTGCAACGGAATCTGATCCTCGATTCTGGGCAGGTTCAGCACACCACATTGGCTATAAACAGAGTCTTCATGCTCAAACCTTTTTACCATTGCTTTCTATGTGGAGGGTGGCATTTAAAGAAATGTTTCCTGAAGTTGATTTGGATGACCACAAGACAGCAGCAAGCTGGAGTGTGACTACCAATATCTACAGTAAGGAAATGC